ACCACCTTGCTGTTGCCTTCGACCTCATTGCCAAATAAATCACCGCGATAGTATTCAGTCCCCTTGGCGCGTGTGGGTGACAGATCACTGTCAACATAGCTCACCGCATCGGTCAGGTCTTGCGTGATGATCGCTTGCAGTTCCGCATCATCCATTGGCTCGGTGGCTGCAATGTCGGTGGATAAATTTTCAGTCATGTTATCGATCATGGTTTAACCTTTGTGAGAACCACATACATAGAGTCCACAGCCCGTGGGGTGCGGATAATTTCGTCATGGGGCAATTCTAATGATTCTCCCACCTTTGAGAGCCTCATTTCTAGCGTTGTCAGCTCAAACCGGTCGGGCCAGCCCAAGTACCAGTGCCAGTCGGTGTAGTACCGCCATGAGTTCTCGTTAAATGCCCTGACATGGGTCGGGTCTTGCCAGGCGCCAAGGCTTAAGTCATACGGCACATGAATCCGCATCTCACCGCCCACCTTCAGCAGCTCTTTGCAGTTTGTCATGGCATCGACCAGATTGAGGATGTGTTCCAGCACATCATTGGCCAGAATCGTTTCAAACATTCCTGGCACAACTTCCAGCTGGCCAAACCTAGTTTCCAGCGTGTCGCCCCATTTGATGTCGCTGATATCCACCAGCCAGTCTGGCGTCTTGCTGGCCTGTATATCTGCATTCAGATACTCAGGATTCCAGTCCTTGCCGGACCCCAAGTTAAGAATCAAACCAGGCACTCGCATAGGTAGGTCGATTTTCTTTGAGCCATGGTAGCGCGTCTTCGTGGAGCTTTTGGGCATTAAAACCGATGGTATTTGAGCCAATGTGATGAACATAACTGGCGCTCACAAAATGTGAGTATCCTTTTTCAATCAAGTCCCTACAATGAACATCATCGCTGTACCAATTGAGAGGGGGAAACTTTGCCTGCTCAAATGCATCACTTGATATCCATGCAAAGATTGGGCTGACCTCCTCGGCCATCTTGATGTGCGACTCTGATGGGTATTTGTAAAAATACAAATTCTCATTAGGGTCGCTGATCCGCACATTCTGACAAGGCCGAGCCGCATCAGTCCTCGATGCCACCCACCCAGCCTTCACGCTGTTCATGGTCTTGATAATCTGCACATCTTCCATCAGCGTCTTCACGCTGGTGGGCGTCAGCACGATGTCGTCATTGGCCACAATGCAGGCTGACCAGTCCTTAAGCGCTGCCTCAATCACCTCGTTGTAGTCCTCGCCAAAGCTGTTTGGCTGGCCATAGATTTTGTAGTCAGCCTCAAACCTCTCAATCACCGACTCAGGGCCGCGCAGATAAACCGGACACTCTGGCGCGTATTGCTTGATTGATTCCAGCAACACGGCCAGACCTTGGCCCTTGACAGTGGCAATGACAATCGGACAGATCACTTCTTTGCCTTATTCCTGGCACTGATCGCAGCCGCCTTAGATTTGGCATCGGCCTTGGAGCTTGCGCCCCATGCCTTCAATGACAGCAGCAGCCTAGTTGGCTCACCGCCCTTCATCTCAGGACCAGGCATATTGCCCATGCGTGCCAAGAAGCTGGCGCGCCTTGGGTTGTCGCCTGCCTTGACTGGCGCCTTGAGGTCCATGCCCTGCGCCTTCGCACTGGCACGGCCCTTGGCGTTTAACCCGCCAGAGGGTGACTTGCCCTCCTTACGTTGCCAAGCCGGTGTCTTCATTTCTTTGGCTTCTTTGCAGTCTTGGCCGCGGCTTTGAAGTCGGCAGCACTTGGCGCACCCTTGCTACCTGGCTTGCGCATCTTCTCTTTGCTGCCTGCCTTGATGCGCTCTTGTTTTGCGTTAATGTTTGCGTAAAGTCCAGCTTTCATGATTCATCCTCTTCATAGTTTTCAGATTCTTCACCGCCCTGCTCACCCGTATTGGGGCCACCCACCACCCATGCATCGCAAGTTCTGCTTGCTGCGCACTTGAAATCAAAGATTTCGCAGTAACCCAGATCGGCCAACTTGATTGTTCCCCAAGGGTCTGCTTCCATGCCAATACCTTGGGCAATGCACTCTTTCAGATTATCAGACACATTGAATGCCGCGCAGTTACCGCATAGGCTTTTCTTTGAGTCCTCAATGCTGACATCCCACTGGTCTGACTTCTTGCGCCAAAAAGCCTCATTAGGCAGCTTTGGATTCTCAGGACCATAGGCCGCGCTGGTGATTGCCTTGGCGCGGTTCTTTAAGTTCAGCGTAATGTCTTGCGTGGGCAATGGGCAGTTCTCGCCTGCGCTCATGTCCTCGCCCTCTTCCCTGTCCATGACCTGATCCATGGTGCGTTTTAAAGTAGCCATTGCTTTACCTCTTGGTTGTGGATGTGTGAATTATGCAACCCGCGACAGGTTTCTGCGCAATGGCTGGCTCCACTTACTTGAGCCACTGCTGCCATACATCCCCATCACCGCATCAGACGCAAACGTCAGGACAAAGGCATCAGCCTTGTCAGGACTTGGCAGGCCGCGTCTCTTGATCTCATCTTTACCCTCAATGGCGATCTTGCCGTTACTGGTAAAGTTGTACCGCACTGTGGCCAGCTCTGCAATCAGCACATCATCCTTTGGCATCTTACAGTCCCGCGCCTCAAGCCAGGCTCTCGCCCTGTACCAAAGCTCTGCCTTGAGATTCCTGTAAGTCCCGCCCATGGCTGGGGACTCGGACACATTGATGCCTCTGGCCGGCAGGCCCAGCTCTCTCAACCTGTCCACCACCCCAGCGCCAAGGCCAATCGAATCGACCAGTATTTCCCTTGGCTGCTGGCTTGGTGGCAGCGCCTGGTACTCAGCCACCACAGCCCCAGTCAATTGCATCAGGTCCAAGTTTTTCCATGTCTTAATGTTCTCAGTCACCGCATTCCCCTGCCTTTTGCACAGCGCTGACCTGTCTGATCCAAACCGCGCCACATCCAAGCCCCAGATCATGGGCGCGTACTCACTTGGCGCCACATCCCTGTTGACCGCGCTCTCCAGCAAATCCATGGCAATCACAGTGTCGTCATCGCCCTTGGGGAATTCACCGATCACGCGAATCCGGTAGACGTTACTTTCCTCGCCATAGCGCATGGCCATCTCTTTGACGTACTCATCACTCACCCTTGGCGAGTCCGTACACGCCACTTGAAACGTGGTCCACTCATCAGCCAGGCGCGTGTGGGTGTCGTAAAAGAACCCACTAGACCTCACCGGATTCCCCAATAACAGCGTCACCGCGTTATGCCCCGACATACTTCCAGCCGCGGCCTCGAACACTTGCTCCGGCACACCACTGGCCTCATCAGCCACCAGCATCACATTCTCCGAGTGAATCCCCTGCAAAGCCTCTGGCTGCTCGGCCCGACTTGTCCTGGCCGAAATAAACATCTCAGTCGGGGCCGCATTGAATTCAATCCTCTCCTGCTTGACAGTCAATAGACCTTGAAGTGGAAGTGGCATCGCATTGATCCACCTCTTCAGCTCTGCAAACATCGCGTCATACAGCTGACTACTTGTCGGTGCAGTCACCACCACCTTGACTGGCGATCTAGTCATAAAGTACCAGAGCATGGCCCAGCTGCTTGCCGTACTCTTGCCCACCCCGTGGCCACTCCTGACACTTATCTTCCTATCCCCACGGGCTATTGCCCCAAGAAACTTCACCTGCCACGGGTCAGGGTCAACCCCCAACACCTCCCGCACAAATAGCACCGGATCAGGCTGATAACGCTCCACCCACGCAGCAAACACATTTTCTTTACTCATGGGTGGATAGTCTCATAGATGGCCCAGGCTTTAGGACTCATCGCCCACTTATGCGCATCTAGCTCATCAGTCCGCACCAGTATCAGCAAGTGATACGTCATCGCCAGGTCAAACCTCTCCTCATTGATCGCCTCCATCATCCTGATCTTCAAGTCCAACAACATCACAGACAAATGCATCGCTGTCAATAAATCAGTCATTTGGCCATCTCCTTTAAGTTCTGACTGGTCACCCTATTGGTCCAGCATGATGCACACAACCACCTGGTCGCACTCATCTCAACCCCACCCTCTGGTGGCTTTTTCAAAGCGCATTTATTACAAAGCTGCAACTTGTGGCCATGCACATTCCCATTCAACCTAATATGGTTATTGACAAAATTACTCTTCATTGGATTCTATTTATTTTATTATCAGGGTGAATTAACCACCTATTACCTAATTGCCTTAATGCCTTGATATATTGCAATTGATTATGTCTATTAGTATGCGCAGGCACATAATCGACATTAAACAATTGCCTGACTTTAGTTAATAACGTAATATTCATATTATCCCCACGATCAAGTTAATATCGACCCATGCGTGTAAAGCAGTATGCCCGTCTGGACTCATTAAAGTGCAGAAGACTTTCCCGTCTTTAGTCTCAGTAGTGTCGATGACAATCCACTCTTGACCTTTGAGTATCACTGTCGCTTGCTTAGATTTCATTCGTTTTCTCCGTTGTTTGTGGAGTTGACATTTTTGCACAATTTGACTTGTTTGGTAAGTTCGTTTTTTATTTTTTTAAAAAATTTTTTTGTAGGTGTTTAGTGCCGCCACAGTCGCCCCCGCCAAACCGGCCAAGGGGGGGTCGCGGCCACCAGGCGCCAGCAGGCCACCACCGACTTACCCCCAGATTTTGGCCAACCTTATCCACAGATTCCTGTGCATAAGTAGGCTTGTAATACTTTGATTCACTTAATTCTGTGGATATCTAGTTGTCCACTTAACATAATGGTCGTTGTATAAAGTAGCTGAATCATTTGGTATTCATATCCTCAAAAGTCACGCTGCGCTTACGCAGTGCGTCAAGGGCCATGCTTCCGAGGTCGATGTTGACCAGTGGTTGCTGCTTGTCGCTGAACTCTTCAGAGAGCTTGGAGGCCAGCCAGCGCCTTGTGTCCACCCGTAGCTTGGCCACCTGCGCCTCTTGAGGTGTGGCAGCGTCTGCAATATCGATGGTTTGCTCTGCTAAACTCTGCCCTGCGCGCACACGTGCGCGTGCGTAGGCGGTCCTGCGCGTCTCGCCACCTTTCTCCAGCCAACGATCAAACGTGGTGTTCCCGACCCCCAATAGCTTGCACAGTGCGGAGATCGTGCCGCCCGATGCAATGAATTCGATTACGGCATCCTCACCACCAAATTTGTGGATAGCTTTGTTGGCCAGGCTGACTTCAGCTTTTCTGGCTTGTGCTGCTGCAATGTTTGCAGCGCCTTGGTCGGCTATTTCAGCCAGTGAGTTGCGTGCCATTCAGATACTCCTCGATTTTTTTGATTGCTTCGGCAGCTGATCTAGCGACCACTGCTCGATACCCTTTTGCATTTAACTGCAAATTTACAGCGCTTTGCTTGGCTGAGACCACTCCGGCCTTGGTCTTCATCTCCACAAACAGCGCATGAAACCCGTTTTTAGGCTCTAGGACACAAAGATCAGGCATCCCTGCCAATACCCCTTCAGAATGCAATCTGACGCGCTCTGAGGCCGTTCTGTCGCCCCCATTAGGTATTGCCGCAATGATGATGTCCGGATAGAACGCTCGAAAGTGTTGCACCACCTTGACCTGGTCAATGTGTTCAATGCTTTTTCGTTTGCGTTTTAAGTCAACCACCATTCCTCGGATTCTACTGCCGAGGCTTTGGCTTGGAACATATGACACCGGTGCTTGACATCGGTTGGAAATGCCGCAAGGCCGGTCTGGCCGCACTGGTGTTCGGACCATGTGACTGTTGCCCATCCACCTTTAACCTTTGCCTGGTCAAACATCCACTGCAATGGTTTTGCGTTGACCTTCCTGTGCCTTTCCATCTGCTCGGCTGGCATGGACTGGCGCTGCTCCACTTCTACCGCTTTACTGCACTGATGGCAGAAAACGCGCTCATCTTCGACCAATTCCTCAGAATGTGGATAACCTGTGGATAACTGCTCAACTTGTTGGACCATCTAAAACCTCCAAAAACAGTGAAAAGTAAACCGGTATGGACAAAGGAAATCTACCGGTTTACCGCCTTACTTTTCTGACCATCAAAACTGACCAGATTGGCCTGTGGATAAGTGGGTCTAAAGACCCCCACTTATACCAACAGACCTGCCATTATCTAAACCGGTATACCGGTTTACTACCGGTTTACTACCGGTTTACCGGTTTACTTTATTTGAACCCATCCAGAGCTTACTTGGTCCAATGCAAAGCGCTGGAAGATGGCACTGCTGACGGCCCGTCTCGCATAGCTTTGGTCGGCCATTGGCACTGCTTGGTAGATGTCAGCCCACTCCAGCTGGTGCATTGATTGCATTTCTTTTGGGACACTTGGCCGGCCAGAGCCTCTGCGCATGATGACCGCGCCTTTGGCGTTGATGATGGACTGGACAAAATTGCAGGCAGCGTCTGCGGCATCTTGGACCTGTTGTTGTTTCTTGTCGTTCTGCCGGTCGTTGGCTGCCTGCCTTCGGTCATCTTCCGAGGACTTGGCTGGCACGACCAAAAGAACCATCTGCTCTTGGATGTCCCCGTCTTCATCGAGGACTGTGTCGGCAAAGACATCTGAGTTGAATTTGATTTCTCTGAAGTTGGGCTGGTAGCGGGTTTTGACCAGGCGCATGTAGCGGGTCTTGGTCTCGTCTTCAAAAAGAACACCGGTCAGGGTTGCATCACCGGTGAATGCTGATGCTCCACGGGCTGTGGCATCTGAGTCTGACTTACTGATGGTCTTGTTGGTGTGTGTGATGATGCACACTGGCGTGTCCAGTTGGATATAGATTGTTTGTTTTAGGGCTGCAATAAAGCTACCTACTTCAGAGTTGTCATTCTCATTATCAATATCCATTGTGGCGTTAGCAGTATCTAATACCAATAATGGCCGGACATTATCTATTGTGTGGTGAATGACATTATGTGCAAGCATAAGTAAATCTTTGACATTAGACCTCTTGGCGTCAATGATGACAAACCAATTGGCGAGTTCACTGGCACTAATCCCATAATGGCGTGAATATCCAGTGAGAGTCCTTTCGACCTGGTCCGAGTCTTCAGTCACTATGATTGTTTTACGTTTCTTGGTGGCTGTAAGTTCACAGTCCTTGGCCTGTAAGCCTGCCATGACCATGCACAAGGATATGACAGCTGTGGTCTTGCCGATGCCAGGCTGACCGGCCAGCACCATGAAACTGTGTGCCCAAAAGCCTTTGACCATGTAGCGGATGGGTTTGAGGTTGCCGATGGACAGCTGGCGCTCTGGCCAGCCTTGTGGGGCTGGTGCCTCGGTTGTGGCTGGCGCTTGGCCAATGACCGCAGCAAAGTCTTCCACGGCTGACTTGCGCTCGGTCTGCTTGGTGGGTGGCTCATAGCCACAGTCCTTTGCGTGCTTGAACAGTGTGCCAAGCCCCACACCTTTGCCCTGGTGAAAGCTCTTCCAGTGGACTTCAATGTCTTTGGTCCCTGCAAACTTGTTGCCGGCCATGGACCATGTCATCCACGGGCCAAGGCCAGCCTCGCCAAACTCTGTGTGCAGCGCTTGGCCCAGCTCAATCCACTGGTCATAGTCGCAGTCTGGGGAAATATGGTGCAAAGCCTTGACCGCACGATCAAGGTCGCTGTCTTCCAGTCTTGAGCCTAATTGGGTGAAGTCAAATGATTGTGTGGCCACTGGTGCAGGCTTTGGCTCTTGGAGCTGGTGCTGCTCGATGATGCCCCAGTCTTTGAGTAAATCGTAGAGGTCTACGGCCTCTTGGAATTCACCGACCACGGCATTGCCACTCAGTAGCACTGACTTGCCGGCACTGTTTGGGAGGCCAAATACCTCAAGCTCTTGGCCACCACCAAGTTTGTACTTGGGCAACACCAGGTCAGCTTCTTTGGGTGGCTGGACCCAAAGGAACACATGGCGGCCACGGCCACTGACTGACACCTCGGTCAGCATGTTGTTGGCCTTGACGTACTTGGCCATTCGCTGGATGGCCACGTTGGTGGGGCCAGATGCGTGTTTCATGTCCACATCGAGGCAAACCAGAAAGTTGCCTGATGCGGAGATGATGGGGCGCTGCTGGACTAGGCCGAGGTACTGGCCAAATGGGCATGAGTCCATGGCCCAGATGTCTTCAGAGCTATAGAGGTCTGTCTGGTCAGTGTCACGGGCAACACCTTGGCCGCTTCGCTTGAATGGAATCTTTTTGCTGCCTTGCAGGGCAAACGTGCAGAAGACGGCATCAGGGGCGACAGCGCCTATCTTGCAGGCGACAGACTGGGACTGGCTGAACGTGTCTGGCAGGGGTGTTTCAGTTATAGTTGGCACTGAAATTCCTTTAAGTTGGGGTTTCATTTGTAAGTTGCCATGAGAGATTGACCTTTGACCTGGTAGCGTTTACGCGCTATCAGGTCTTTTCTTTTGGCGTGAGGTTTGGATTCTATTCCTTGGACTTTTCTTTGACTAGGGAAGATGCAGCCACCTTCTCACCGACTAGGTCTTCGCTGACTTCGACACCAAGTTTCAAGACGGCACTGGGGCTTTTAAGCTCCCATGCAATCAGCAAGTCTTTGAATGCTTCTTGGACCAGCGCCTCATCCTTCCAGAATTTGGTCTTGCGGCCAATGCGCATGGTCCAGCCTTGGATTGACTTGCCACTGGTCAACTGCTCTTTGGCAGCAGACTGCACTGCATCGGCCCATGCGGCCATCAGGACAGCGTCATCGAGCATCTCAGGGGTGACTGTGGTGTCAGGCAGAAAATCGTTCCTAGCGACCTCTTGGACCTTCTCGCGCATACTGGGGCAGATGGTCTTGGCCTTGCAGTACCGGCAGGCATCTGGGCTTGGGTTTGTGGGCGCGTCTGAAGTCAGCGCCAGCTCGGCTGCTTCAAGCAAGCGCCTGCCGTGCAAGTTCAAGTAGTTACCAGACACTGTCCACTTGCTGTGGCCAACCCGCGGCTGGAAGATGTGCATGGTGCAGGTGATGCTGCTTGGCGCTTTGAGCTGGCGCATTGCACCAAGGGCATAGGTCAGCAGCTGCTTGTTCTCATTTGCGTCAACGGCCACACGGCCCGTCTTCAGATCAATAACATGAAGATGGTCCCCATCGACCAGGATGGCGTCAGCTGTGCCACCAAGCGCTGGGTGCAGAGACTTTAAGCCTTCGTCTAAATTGACTTCAATCAGTTTTTTACGCGGATTTTCGACCAAAGTGTTCACAAAGTCTGCGTAAGATTGCGCCATAGCCACTTGATCTTTGTCAGTACCAGCTGGCACTTCTTTGCCAGACAGGATGATCTCAGACAGTTCATGGATCGCTGTGCCAATGGCAGCCGCCTCGCCTGCGGGTTCGTAAGGCATGAGGGACTCAAGCCGGTATGAGCCAGGGCAAGACATGAAGCGGTCTGTTTTGGATGCTGAGAGTCGGGCGTGTTTTCGGGTTTCATGTTGCATGGTTTCTCCTGGTTAAATGATTTGATTGACGACATTGAGCTTCTTTAAAACCTTGGCCAGCACATTGTGGTCCAGGCTTGCTTTGATGGTCAGAATGTAGATGACGGGTGGGATGCCAGATTTGTTGATGTTCTCGACCCTGCTACTGGCCTGCTCCAGTGCTGATGTGGACCAAGTGCATTCGACAAAGACAATGGTGTCGGCAGCCGATAGGTCCACACCTTCAGACATGGCTGCAATGTTGCCAATGATGCAGTTGGTCTTGCCGGACTGAAAGTCTTTAAGCGCCTGGTTGCGCTTCGGTCCTGACGTTTCACCGGTAATGACCACGGGCTTGTGGACCTTGAGTTCATCTTGCAGGGCTTGGACCACATCCTTATGGTGCGCAAAGACCACCACTGGCTCGTTGGCCTGGAGCAAGTCATCGATGAAGTCGGCAGCGTATTGCACCTTGCGCATACCGGCCTCGCGCATGATCTCTGCCAAGCCTTCAAAGGCCAGCAAGGCATTGGGGTTTGCCATCAAGGCATCGGCATCAAA